ATTCAGATCGGAGTGAATGCTGGTGGTGCCACTGCTGAGTGCCGCAAGGTCACAAACATCGCTGGTAGCGTAGTTACGCTGGATACTGCGCTGGTATACGGTCACGCTTCAGGCGCTGCTGTTACGGCAGTGGTTGCTCCGTATACACACAGCATTATTCGGACAAACACCCTCGACAGCTACACGCTTGAGAAGAACATTGGTGGCTATCAGAGTGAAATTTTTGCTGGCGCTCGCATCGGTAAATACAGCCTTAAGATGGGCGCTGTGAATACTGAAGCCGAGTTTACCGCTGATATGTCTGCTCAGAACGTGGCGGTTAGCAACTCTCCCACCACTCCCACCGTGGTGAATGAGTCGGCTTTCGCGTTCTCTGAGGCCACACTTTCGCTGTTTGGTGTGGATGTGTACCAGGCTCAGGCTGTTGATGTTTCGATTGATAACGGTCTGAAGGAAACCTGGGCATTAAGCGGTGAGCAAGACCCGGCGTTCATTACTCCGGTT